GCCCATTCTCTCGTGCTACGAACATTTCACCCATATTAGGGAATCCACCCTTTGCATACCAGTCAAGCCCAAATGATGGAGTTGAGAAACTTACCGGTCCAACAGTATGACTATTCCAGGAAACTGTAATATGCGGCAGTGGAATATTAATGGAATGAAGACCTGCTGCAAATCCAGACATTGCCTGAGAGCCTTTTTCCTTCAGCCATTCCTTAGCATTTCCGAGCTTATCCTTTACCTTTCCAGGTAGATCTCCGACCCACTTCAGGACGTTTGGAAGATTATCCTTCAATCCTTTGAACAATCCGGAAATGATATATCCTCCCTGTTCAATCATTACTGTTGATGGTGAATTGATTCCAAAAGCCTTCTTGAAGCCATTGATGAAAGGTTTAAAGATATGGTCTTTAATCCATGTTGCTACGTTTTTCAGAGCATCGACAATCCCGTTGAAAAGTCCACTAATGGTAAACTGTCCGTCTTTGTATGCCGTATCTTTCCACCACTGTACAACTTTCTTCCAGGCATCTCCGATCAAGCCCCAAAGGAATGCTGCAAAACCTCCAAATGCTGCGCCAATAGCTTCTGATAGCTTTTCAACAATGCCTTTCCAGTCAATATTGACAAGGAACTCCTGAACCTTTTTACCGACCTGCTGCCAGTCTGTATTCTCTACAGCTATGATGAACGAATCAAGAATACCTTTCACTACATTGCTGATCGTCTGTCCTGCAGTGGCAGCATCGAACGTCTTAACAGCACCATTGATTCCGTCAGAGATGGCTTTTCCCAAGCTGGTCCAGTGGAAGTTTTGCGCAAATGTGTTTGCAAATCCAATTGCTGTGTTTAATCCCTGCGAAAGAGTGCTGCCTACCAGTCCCCAATCTGTTGTTTCAATGAATCCGTTCAGAAATGTAGCAATGCTCTTTGCAATTCTGTTCGAAGTGTTCTTGATCTCATCCCATGGAATACTCTGCAGGGCTGCGTTGAGCTTACGACCAACGATAGCACCAACTTCTGTAAAGTCTGCATTCTTCCAGGAATCCTTGATCAGCTTCGCAAGGTCTTTAAACTTGCTTTGTACTGCAGTGGTTTCAAACATGTTGTCGATACCGCCCAGAGCTCCAGCATCTGCCCCTCCGCCGGATCCAGTGTCAGAGGATGAGTTATCATCCATCTTATTGATCTGGTCAAAGCCTAACAGTGTACGTTTGTACTTCTCAGCTTCTTTCTGAGCTTTGTTGGCATTACTTGCATTGTTCTTGAGCCCCTTAGATGTACCATTGAGGCTTGCAGCATAATCCTGGTTTACTTTCTTAGCCCTGACGATTGTAGATTTTCCTGTAAGAGCGCCCATGAGCTGTCCTACAGCATTCACGGCCCGTATGGTCATCTGCAGGAACTGATTCAGAATCGGAGCTACTACATCAAGAATCGGAGCAAATGCTGTTGCAAGCGAATTCTTCAGCTGAGTCAGTGAAGACATCAGCATGGAAAGACTTGCATTTGTTGAGCTTGAATACTGTGCCAGATTCTGGAAGCCTTCTTTTGCCCCGTTGATTGCTCCACGAATCACAAAGCTTGCAAACATGAATTTTGCAGTCATACCGATTGTTTTCAGTATTCCTACAAGACCTTTTCCGGATGTTCCAAGACCATTAAATGAAGATCTCGTTCTTTTTAGAATTGGAATCCCAGTAGCAAACTTCTGTATCAGCGCACCAAATGCTCCAGAAGCTTTCTGAATCAGACCACTTGCCAGTGATTTCACACCTGAGGTCACTCCCTTAAGAGCACCGCCAAATCCTTTTACGGCAACGCTTCCAAGCATACTTTTGATGGACACAGGACGCTGTACATCCGTCCCGTCAGTTTCCATCATCTTCTTGTCAGCCTGGTACATTTTCAGTTTTCTTTCAGCGCCTTCAATGTCATAAGCCAGTCCTCTCCAACTGTTGCTTTCTTTATCAACTCCAAGATACTCTGCTTTATCTCTTCGTTCATAATATCTGTCGAGTTTAGCCTGTACCTTATCAATATCAGAAATAACATTCTTATATTCTTCAGTCGGTACTTTAATACCAGCCTTGATCTGGAATTCTTTTGTTCTGTCTTTCAGTGAAAATGATGCAAAGGAATCTTTAATTTTCTTCATGGAAGCACGCACTGAACTTAGTGTTTTACTACTTGCCAGATTTCTGAAAGGATTCTTCATCTTTTCAGTTTCTTTCTGAATAGCTTCAACACCACGCTTTACTTCCTGGCGGCTGGATTCCATCTCTTTTTTCAAGCCAGAAGAATCACCCTCGATTTTGACCTCCATTTTATGAAGTGTATCACCCATGGTCTCACCTCCCTCCTATAAAAATCCGCCGGCACATTATGACTGTATCCGGCGGTTAAATGCTGCGTTATATTCTCTTCGCTGTTCCATATATTCCTGCCACTGTCGTTCTTCCTCTTCCTTTTCATAGATCTGCCGTTCTTCCTTGAACAGATCCGGATAGAAGTCCCACGGCTTCAGGAACGGTTTCTTGCCATCATCAAACAATAATGCAACATTGGCAGCTATTGCTTCTGCCAGTACACAGTTGTCTGAAATCCTGTTTTTTCGTTCTCTTTGCAGTCTTCTGTATGCACTCTCAATCAGATCAACATTCTCAGCTATAGAGCAATTCCAGAATGTATCTATGGGTATCTCAACATCAAGAGCATCCTCATACAGTTCCTGGACAAAATCAGTCAGACGTTCCCAATTTCCTCCATCAGGGTTTCCGCCTGATCCGCAGTAAAAAAACCAGATACGGATAATGTCGGAAGGATGACTTTTGTATAAAGATCTGACTGGTTTCCACCTTCTTCTGTCCAGGAATCATATAAGTCCTGAACCTTCAGATATGTCATTCCATGCTCCCATGGTTCCATGGCCGCCTGAATAATCGTAAGCATGACTGACAAAGGAGGAATATCATCCAGCATATTCATGATATTCTTATGATATTTGTTTTCCAGTTTCCCAACTGTAGATGCTTTGAGTTTCAAACGGAACTGGCGGCCGTTTACTTCCCAGTAATGGAAAGGTTTTCTTTTCGCCTTTTTCTCTTCCAGTGAAACTACTGTCTCTTCTGTCTTGTTTTCTTTAACTTCTACTTCATCTAATCCACCAAGATTTTCCATCTAACTCCTCCTTATGCCGGATCAGTCTGTTTGATTTCGGACTGCACAGCCATAGTAACGTCAAACTCAATGACACCATTTACTCCTCCACCGGTTCTCTTAACTGAGAACTGAGCAGTAAACTCTGTAACTGTGCCGTCTTTGTTTTTCTCCTGGAAATCCCAGACCTCTTTAGCAGCTGCTGCATCTCTCATCAATCTGTATGGACTTCCAGCTTTATTGTTGTCGTACTTAAACTTGTACACCATATCCGGCAGATCGCCAATGCCCTGCTCATACATTTTATGAGGATCTGTAAGACATGTATTATCTACCTTCTCAATCTCAGTACCAACTTCCGGAATCTCTTTTAATCCAGGAAGATCTGTGTATGCTCCGGAGGCTTCTCCGCCAGTATGTTTGCGATAACCTAATGTTGTTCCATTTGCTAACATATCGTTATTTCCCCTTTCCTATGTCCAATAAACTTCATCTGATTCCATATCAATAATGCCTTCATAACGCATCTGCTTATGTTTCATTCCGGACGGATCCGGAACATCCTGACATTCAGTTCTCTTCAATCCTGTTGCTTTCATTGCATTATCCACTGCAAGAGCATCTGCAGATGTGCTGTTTCGGTTCCAGATATCAATTCTGTAACGTACAAAGGACTTGTCCTCTATTACACCTTCAGCACTGGAGCTGAACTCATATACATTGTTCTGTTCTTCTGTGTACTGGATAGTGGAGTCCTCCGCCCATGTACGTGGATAAGAATCCGATACATTCTCTGTCACAGCGCATAATGCCTTATATACCTGTTCTTTGATATTCTTCATTCTAGCACCTTTCCTATATCAGCCTTAAAACTTGCACTCATGTTCTCCATGATCTTGTCCTCGTTATCATGCAGTGCAGGATACATAAATGGATGTGCAGGCTGTCCTGTGCACTGGTAAAAGCGTCCTTGTGGAGTATCAATGTAGAACCACCGATATCTCTCAGCTATGGTCCTGTCAACCTGGCTCTCATGGATCCACCATGGAGACTGTGAATACACTGGTGTAACGTCCGGAGATATACCTGCATGATCAGCCTGACCTTTCGGACCGGTACCAAATTCCACATAAGGAGCATAAGCTTTGTTTGTCCAGCAAATACCCTCCGCTTTTTCAGAGTTTCCTTCTACATCTGCAAAGATGCTCTGTCTCAGCTCACCAGTGTTTACGCTGCAGTTATTCACTGCCGCTGATCGCACAAGCTGAATAGCATCTGACACGGCATGCATCATGTCATATTCTGCTAATTGTTTCAGTTTTTTATCCAGATCGTCTGTACCATTTACACTCACAGCTTTTCCACCTCCAGCAACAGATGTTGGTAAGGTTTAATTGCTACAATCTTGTAATCTGGTTCCATATCTTCCGGAACAAAAACACACATTCCATCAAGCTCCTGAATCTCTGCACCATTTTCAAATACATATACATTTCTACCTTTATCATCACTTTTAATCTGATAACTGTCAGAGAGACGTACATTCCTGATGTAGCTCAGTTTCTGGCCATACTGCAGAGCCTGTGTTTTCCCAGATGCCGGCCAGGACTCTCCCTTGATTAGAGAAGCAGCACCATATCTTTCTCTGGTGCCGCCCTCAGAATCTTTTTCTACGATCCTTTTCCTGTGATAAAAGGTCTCAATCCTGCTTCTCCGGAGTCTCATAGGTCTTCCCTCCAATCCTCGCAAGTCGATACCGGTTCATGGTGTCGTAGATCTGCTTTGGAGCATCATCAAAAGTGTAATTTTCTCCACCTTCGCTTCTGCTCTTTTCCCCCTCAGTTCCTATCCGGTTTAGCGCGATTACTGCAAGATCTCTGACAGCCTTTTCCAGTCCGGTAACGATATGCGTGCGATTTGTATAGGATAAAACGAAAGCTTCTGCATCCTCTAAAAGAAGCTGCAGAAGCTCTTCGTCTTTCTCACCGGTGATCTTTTTCAGCTTTTCCAGATCGGTCATCTGATCACTTCCTATCAGCCATTAGTAATCAAGCGTGCCATCGGAATAGCCTTTTGATCAAATGCAATATTCCAGTTTGCTGTTGCGAACAGCTGATCATCTGTCGGAGATTCAGTCCAGCTTGATTTTGGTTTTGTGAAGCTGAATCCATTCGGATGGATAGTTTCTCTCATTCTGGTGATCAGCTCATCCTGGCCACCATTCTTCTTTGGATCACGATTTGTTTCAACAGGTACATCAACACGACCTTTTGCAGTACGGATAACTCCCTGTCCAAACAGGTATGTTGTATACTTCTTCAAATCTTTGTTAGCATCAGAACCGCCAACAGTAACACACGGTACACCATCATCAACAATAACTGTGTAGCCATTTACAGATGCAATATTCATTGGACGCTGAATGCCATTTGCATCTGTATACTTCCAAAATTCCAGAAGCTGTTTGTTTTCCAGTGTTTTTGCTACATCGGAATGCATGATTGCAAGGCCAAACTGATCTTTGTGGTCACCACAAGCCATTGTTGCAAGATCGTTAAGGTCAGTTTCTGCAATGTTTCTTGCAGTGGCAGATTTTGAACACAGGTCAAGAGTGTGACTCTCGTTCCATTTCTTTGCATTTCCCGATACACCAGTAATACCAAATACAGCATCTGTGATGCCAATCAGACGTTTCTGGCGTCTCTTCTGCCAATATCTTGCAATTGTAGCTACGATATGTCCCATCGGATCAGCACCAGAAAGTTCTGCAGTAAAGTTACGAGCAAAGAATCCTTTTGCTCTGCCATATACGATACCACTCTGAGAACCACCAGATACCTCTTCCACTTTGATGTCAGTCTGACCATCATAGTTCTGATCTTCTCCATCAAGTGTGTTGTAAAACGGAATCGTGTAAAAGTTTCCGCTGTTTGCGATTCTTTCCGCAATAACCGGGTCTTCTACAACAGCACCAGATTCGATCATTGCTGTGAGATACGGATCCGGTGCTTCATTCCACATCTGCATAAATAATTCCTCATCAAATGGAATTCCAAAAATTGTTCCTGCCATTTACTTTTCTCTCCTTTTTTTATTTGCCGGATAACTGCTTGTACAGTTCCGGATTTTCTGTTTTCAGTTTCAGTCTTTCTGCGTATCCCATCTTGGAATACATTTCTTTTGTGATGCCTTCCTGTTCTGAAGCTTTCTTCGGTGGCTTTCCACCTTTCAGCTTTTCTTCCACAGCTGCCTCAACAGCTTTCTGGAAGGTTACTTTTACAGTCTCCATAGACTTTTTGCAAGCATCGGCATCTGTATAATTCAGAATCTCTGCAAGCTCCTGTGGGAGTCCATCACCAGCAAGTGTGTTTCTTGCCTCTACCATCAGTTCTTTACGAGTAATAGCAGCTTCTCTTTCAGAAAGTTCTTTTTCTTTCTTCTGCTGCATGTACTGTGCTTTCTCTTCTTTTGTCATCTTTGCCAGCTTCTCAGCCTCAGAAAGCTTATCATCCGTCAGTGCCTGCCATTTCTCCTGTGCATTGGTTACTGCCGTATTGACTGCTTTCTGGACACGCCTATCAAACTCTGCCTGATTACCGCCTGTTTTCAAGAAATCATCGAAGGACAGAGGTTCATTCTCATCTGAACCGCCTGCTCCACCGGCTCCGCCGCCATTACCGCCTTCATCGCCGGTCCCAGCACCGTTTCCGCCTTCTGCAAATAACTGCAGATTCATTGGAACTTTACACATTACTTTAAATACTTTATTCCTCATTTCTTATCCTTTCCGCCCAGCCTATTCACTACTGTGCCCGGGCCATTCGTCTCAGATTCTGTAGTTTTATGTCATTTCGGACACAAAAAATAAGACGCTTCACCCCGCGCCTCATAGGGAGATAACCGGATCACCTTATCCCTTCTCCTTACCTGCTGCCTTTTCTGTTTCTTTTGTGATCTCAGCAACACCTTCCTGAATCAGGTGTTTAGCTCTTTCATCATCAACTTCCAGAATATCGCCAACTTAAACGATTTTCTTTAACTTGATGTCACTGTAGCGTTTAATGCACTTTACCTTCACCGTTCTCACCTCCCTCTCAATCACTGTGTGTTGCTTTTAATCCAAACTCTGGAAGAAAATTAATCTCGTAATGATATTTATCTACAGCTGATCCGGAAATATCTTCAACTACATACATTGTGTAGTCATTCAGATACACATAATCTTTCTGATATTTGTTATCCGCTGTCTCAATAATTACTTCCAGCTCGTTGTCAGAATTATTCTTCAATGCAAATGTTCCAGTCAATTCCAGAAGAATCGTATCTGTCCTGGCATTCAGGACCGTGAGTTTCCTGGTCACATTGAAGTTATCTGCTTCTTTGGAAATGTTGTAGCTTACCTGATCTGCTTCAGCACATCCTGTGGCTGTAATACAGATCAGAAGCATCAATGCAATTACTGCTGCAATTTTCTTTTTCATGCTCTTAGCCCTCCGTAAATTTCCAATCTTCTGCGAGCATGTCTGCCTGAGAAGCAAGCCAGCCCATCTGTACACCTGAACTTCCAACAAAAGCAATCGCCATATTTCCAATGGCATCATGCTCACAATTTATAATTTCTCCTGTAGGCGCTTTGTATGAAATTCCGCTTGCAAGCTGAATGTACTGTTTCTTGCCATTCCAGCCCTTTCGTGCTACTTTCATTCCTCTTTTCAGATACTTAATTGCTTCTCCAAAGGAAAACGTTGCTTCACCGCCAAGCTGAGGACAGTTTACTTCATCTGCCAGAATCCACTCATCAGAAAGGATATTCTGAAGTGTATATACAACGCTCTGTGTTTCTCGAATATCCATTTCCTGTCCGCCTTTTGTGTGTATGATGATTGTTTCTTTCTCTGGACTCCAATACCAATATCCTCCCCAGGATGGTAATTTTGCTTTACTTCCAGATCTCATTGCTTTTAACACTTCTTCAAATTTCATGTTTTATATCCTCTCTTTCTTAAAAATGGGTATAAAAATACCACCGGCCTTTTCTGACTGGTGGTATCTCACATTTTATGCAATTTTGTTTTCGAGATCAATATCAAGCCCAAATTCTTTTAAGTCCTGATCCCTGATATCCAACTCCGTTTTCAGAATATCGAGCATTTCATAATACGCAACTTTCCGTCCAGCACAGTACGCATCATCCTTGTTTTCCTTACTTTCTTCAACAGCTTCATTTGCATTTTCCAGCAATCGGGCTATCATATATTTAATTCCATCTCTTGTTAATGCATCAGCCATTGTAATCACCTCTTTCTTTCAGCTCGTCTATCCGATCCTGTATTGCCTGATTAAAATTTCGAATTTCTTTTTTCCAGTGACGCTTCAAGCCTTCCTGTTCGCATGTCATTTTATCGTCCCAATCAGAACAATGTGCTTTTGGATTTTCTAAATATTCTTCATGTTCTTTTATTCGCTTTTCGTACTTCCGGATCGCTCGTTTCAGCGAACCGGACTCTTGATTTTTAATATCGCTTTCAGCAAATAATTGCAGATTCATCTTTAGTTTATCCTTGTTTTTCTTTATTATACCAGAATCAATAGTTTTTGCAATGGATTTAGCGCCTACTCTGTCCTTTGTATTTCCCTTGACATATTTCTGATACCATTCATCATATGTCATGTTTGCAGGAACTTTCTCAGTACGTCCAGTTTCTGGATTATAAGCCGCTCTTGTCATCCTGGACAACGTCTCATCATCGATGTCACTGATCGTGGTAGACCTACACCACGGGTGCATCGGTGGATAGTTCTTTCCGGCTTGTCTTTCTGACACCAGGAACACCTCTCCGTCAAGCTCTCGACATATCTTACTGGTACGCAAATCCAAAGTTGCCACATATCTGTATTTCTTTATACCACATTCCTTATATGCCTGAGCGGTAAGCTCACTTGCAAAGAAACAACTTTCTGTTCTGATCAATCTGCGTGCAGCTATTGCCCCTCCGCCAAATTTCTCAGTGATCACTGCAGCGGTCTCCCTGTCTGTCCTACCAGTCAAAAGGCTAACAAGTAATTCATCTTTGATCGTTTTTGCAAGATCATCCGTATTCTTCCAGATACGCTTCGAGTAATGTTTTCCTGACCAGTTCATCCGAAGTGCTCGCTCAATCTGTTTCTGATCAACATGAGAAAAACTAAAGCCTAATCCAGTCTTGCGCTGCGTATTGTATATCGTCCTGTAATAAGCATTCTCAGCAAGCTGTTCAAAAAAGCTTGTATCAAACCGCTGTTCCTGTTGATATACATTCTGCATGACTGTATCGACCTGTTGCAGGAGTCTCTGCAGTCTTTCGATTCTGGCTCTGTATGCCGGTGCTTCCAACTCCTTTAGAAGTTCCTGTTTATTCTTTCCAGAGTCCTTATTCTTAATCTCAAGAAGCAGCTTCTGAATGGAATCTTTATCCTGAAAGCTATTCAGGAATCTCCAAGCCTCAGCTTTTGACAATTTGTGTTTTGTCATGTACTTCTCAAATATATCCTGAGCTGAAAACACAATCTGAGCGGATGCAGACCTATATATTCTGGCTACAAGATCTGCATTGTCTTCTGCATCAGCCATACGTTCATACATGTCCCAGGCAGCTCTTTTTTCCCAGTAATCACTCATCTACTTTTTTCTCTTCTGTTTTCTTCTGTGATGAATTATCCGGATTATTATCTTCCGGCGGATCATTTCCTTGCATGCCAAACATCTCCTGCTGCTGTTTCAGGCTCTCTTCGGATTCTTTCTTCACTGCAGCCAATTCCTCGTCAACATCCTCAACAAATGGAATCTGAGCAAGCAACGTCTTCTGACTCACAATACCTTTGAGGTTAGATACCATCTGAGATATCTCCAGAAGATTCTTTGGAAGAGCTCTGGTGAAAGTCATTGTAATTCCTTCCGGATCCACAGTTTTTTCTTTCTTTGCAAGAAAATTACAGAATATGCGAATTCTTTTTCTCAATCCTTTGCGGTAATATCTGGTCTTGATCTTCGTGATATTCTCCATGCCAAGAAGCTTAAATTCCATAGCCACACCAGATACATTGCCTCCAAAGCTTTCATCTGTCATACATGGAATATGTGAAAACTTGTGAATGTCCTGCTCAACTGCTTTCTTTAGGATTTCTACACCAGCTTCATCAAATGTCCTTGTCAAATACTCTGCTTTGGTGCCATCCGGCATCTCCAACAGCTTTCTCTTCTTAAGGTGCTTCATGGCAGCTTCTGCACCATCCTTTTGTTCGCCGTCTTCCTCTATCTCATCATCTATAAGCAATGTTCCATAGATGGCAAGAATCGAATCAATGAACTGTTCTTTGTCCGTGATACGGTCACTCATCAACGCGTTATATGCATCGATCAGCGGAATCTGCAGTTCAAAGTCACCGATTGCAAGTTTGTTGTTCAGATATTCAATAATAGGGATTTCTCCCAGATAATGAGGAACAGGCTCTTCTGTGGTTTCCTGACTGCCATCAGTATTCAGGATACTTAACTCAAATTTATAATTCTGAGTCAATATCGTAGCCATGTACTGAGTCGTTTTTGTTCCGGAATCATCTTTTTTTGCATAATAATAGACAGCAAAGAGTTCATTTTCCTCAATGCTGTCATCTCTAACCATAAAGGTGTTCTCTGCAGAAATATTCTTATCACACAGGTATGCTTCATTTTCTTTCACATAGATGTACTCATATGCAAGACCATATATCGAAAGATCCAAGCCATTGTCACCATCTACTTCATCAGCTCCGGCAACCTCTAAAGCTTTTGTCAGTTCTGTGATATCATTCTCTGATTT